TTTTTTAGTATATTTATTTCTAACAAAACCATAATTGCTAAGTTCATATTTATCACTTTCTTCTATACTTACCCAAATAACGTCATTTTCTTTCATAATTATAACATATTAAAAATTAATATTCCAAAACTTATAATAGGAGGTATAATAGTAAACCATTGTCTATTAAAAATATCTGTTTTATCATTCTCTTCTGTAACTTTCTTACGACTAGCAAGTTCTCGTTTACCTTTAATATCAATAGACTTCCAATATATACCCAAAAGTATAAGACTAGATATACGGTCAAAGTTACCTTCAGCATTAAACTTTTTAAGTTCAAGAATTGTTTGATAATCAAGAAATCTTTCAAAAACATAAATATCTTCTCCAAATTCATTCTTACCAATAACTTCATATAAGAACTCTTTAAGAAGTCGAAGACCATCTAGTTTCTTAGGACCACTACCAATATTATAACCATAACTAGTACTAACTTTTTCTTTAACAGCAGAATCCCAAACATATAAAGGTTCATAGCCTAGATATTTAGTAGCTTTCCATTTACGAAAATTAGAAACAGTTTCACCACGATTTATTTCTACAAGTCCAGTACCAATACAATTATACCATTTACATAGTCGATAAAACTTTTCATCAGCTTCTTCTAGTCGTTCAGTACGTCCATAATATGCAGCACATAACTTAGGTTTAAATCCATTACGTTCTCTAGGCATTTCAATAACAAATATACTATTATGAGAATGTCTATCAGTAATTTCTTTTTTATCTTTATCAATACCAACAGGGTCATAAACTGCAACATAAGTACCGGGAAGAATACTTCTTATAAACCTATCGCCAATATATGTTTCTTCATATTCTGGAGCAAACCAAACTCTTATACAACCATGAGGGTCTTCATTACCACGTCTAGGAACTCCTTGAATATAATCATAAGTTTTCATATCAGGATTTTCAATTCTTATACGAGCATTAGATTTAAAATAAATCTTTTTAGTTCCATCTTCAAATAGTTCACCATCAGTATAAAACTTATAACTATTATCAACTCTAAGTTTATCTTCAAACTTATTAAGAGCTTCACTACTAAATATATTTTCACTAGCACTACTAAAAGATTCAGCAGGAAATAAAGCACGCTGACCAAGATAATTAAGATATTCTGCAAAAGTCTTAGCAGTCTTTTTCTTTTCAATTCTTTCTCGTGCAGCAAGCTTAAGTCCTATTCGTAGATTACTATTTCCATCTTCATCAAATCCTTTAACTCCATCTATCTCTCCTTCAAGACCCCAAGCATAAGATTTAAAGAATCCACAAACTTCATTACGAGCATCATTATCAAAAACATTTTCAAAAGCCATAAATCCAAATGCTCTAGGATTATAAAAGTTTTGTTCAAATATTTGCATATTAGCAGCAGTAGCAGTTCCCCAAGCCATAAGAGTACCAGTAGTACGAGTACCAACAGTCATTGTAGGTTCGGTTACATTCATAAACTCATCAAAATTCTGCATTGTAGATAGCTCTTCAACTTTAATTGTAACAGCATCTTTACCAATAGCACAGTCAGGATTATTATTAGCACTAACACTTAAAAGAGAACTAGACCAACTATCATCAGCTTCAACTCCATTTTTCATACGATAACCAAGTTTAAAACTATCAGTAGTAGGACTATATATACCTCTTTTAAATGGAGTCTTTTCTTCAAAGAACTTTAAATTATTAACAGCAAAGTCACTTAAACCACCTTGTTTAATTAAGTATTTATTATCAGCCGCAACATGAATAACAACTTTATGTTTAGATAAATTAACTTCATTAGAACTATCAGCAGCCATAATATAAGAAAAACCTCCACGTCGAGTTTTATCAATAATAAGATGTAAACCATTACGTCTACAAAATTCTATAATTTGCCAAGTCCAAAATTGAGCATCAATAAAACTAGGAAAACTATAAATCTTTTTAGCAGTAGCTCCATGTTCAGTAACAATAACAGATGATTCATCTGTACGTTCCATACGAGTATAATTAAGAAAATTATAATGACCACCTGTTATCCAAACATCTTCTATACTTCCATCTGGATTTTGCCAACAAGGAGCAGAAAAACCATTACGTCGTCTATCACATTCTCTACGCCTAAATTGTCTATGAGGAATACTATCAACTTTAAATTGAGTATATTTACCTGTGGCTTGATATGTTCTAGCAGCTTCATTAAAAAGTTCAGTATTAACAAATTTGCCGGGTCTAATATTTAAAAGAAAGCCACCACTATCTCCAATTAAAAAGTTATTATGAGGGTCATACCATCCACAATCACTAGCTTTCTTATACTTTTTCTCTTTATCAGGTTCTTCAATGTATTCTAGAAAAGGATATTTACCATCAGCCATAATATTTTATTTAACTAGTAAACAAACAACAAAAGCGATAGCGCAAACAGCACCACCGCTTACCAAATATCTATTCTTACGTTTAATACGTTCAATAGACTTATTTAAATTATCATTTACTTTATTACTATTATCAAGATTATTTTGTAAAGTTTCAACTTCTTTATAAAGAGCATTATATTTAATCTTATGAAGATTAATTATACTATCTTGTTCGTTAATAATATCTTTATAAAGTTTAGCTTTAATAATCTTAGTATTAGCAATCTTAATCATATTAATAGGGACAAGAACAGTTGTATCAGTAGTGTTGACTCCCCGTGGAGGATGCACTACATTATCAATCTCACTCTGACACCAACTTCTTGAATAACTCCCAAGTAGCACTGTCATTAAGACTAATAACTTTATCTTCAATATCTTTTTCATGTTCTTTAAGTTTATAAACTATACTTTCTCTTTCAGTTATAACTAACTGTATAGAATCAATCCGAACATGATTAATAGCGGTGTCACTTTTATTATATGAATTGACTTCTACACTAAAACGACTTATTGATAAATACAGAGTAACACATAAATTAATAATCGCTATTATAAATATTGCTATTAACATCTTCTTCATAATTCTATACAGTATTAAGTTAATCTTTTATTTCTATAAGTTTATTAAGCAAATCAAGATTCCATCTACCAGTTTCTTTAAGTCCAAGAACTCTTTGAGCCATCTTGATAGCTGCAACTTGACCACAATTCACGTTAGTATCAAATAATTGTTCAGCAACTCTCTGACTATTAAAATCATCAAGTTCAAATACATCCCAATAACCTATTTTATACTTTTCCCAAACAAGTTTCTGAAGCTGAACATCATTATCAAGTTTAGACTTAAACTCTTTACTACCAACAGTATAATGTTTCTTATAAGAATCAATCATAGTCCAACCTTGCCAAGTAGGATTATATTTACGACTGATACCTCTATAAGTTTCTCCACCAGCATCATCTTTATCGTTTACATAACCACCTTCTTTAATAGATAGTTTTTTAAAAGCATCTCCAAAGTAAGCCATAATTTAATTTATATAAGGATTAGTACAATATCTAAAACAATCAACAGCGTCATAATATTCATCTTCATCAAATTCTTTAATTGTAACCCAAAACCAAAGAACTTTAATTTGAACTTTATAAATCACAAATTCAAAGTCATCACCAATATGATGTTCGTCGCCAATTAATCTTATATTTTTTCTACGATTAATAATATACATAACTTATTCTTCAAGAGTTCTACGAATCCAACCTCTAAGATATTTGATATTATTTCCTTTGCCAGCAATATCATTATAATATCTAATACGTTCAAGTTTATATTTAGCTACAAAATAATCAGCACTAATTGTAGTATCAGATTTATAAGCGTTAAGAGAATCTTGAGTTCTACGAAGTAATTCTTTAGTTAAAACTAATTCATTAACAGCAGTAGAATCAGTAACAGGAACATAACGAATTTCAGGAACTGGAGTAATACGTTTAGCACATCCACTAGATAAACAAATAGCAAATATAACTAAAACAATAAAACCAATAATTACTCCAATTAAATTGTCTTTATTTAATTTCATATAGCAAGTTTAAATTGAGTTTGAACACCACTAGCTTTAATTTGTAATTCTCTATCTTTAAGAACTTTATTAATATCATCACGTAGATAATTCATAGTAAAGAATTTAGTAGTTTCAACAGGATTTTCTTTAATATGATAAAGACCGTCAGAAAATCTTTTTGGCATACCATATTCATTAAGTTCAAAATCACTATCAATATGACATAACCAAATACCTTTAATAGTTAAACCAAGTATATATTCAACAGCAAAAGCATACATACTAAGTTGAAGATTATATATAGCACCATTACAATTAGGAAGATGATTAAGAGGAGCTAAAAGTCGTTCATCTTTATCAACCCAAATATTAGTTTGTTGTGCAGGTTTAACTGTTTTATCTTTCTTATAATAACCACTACTAAATTTTAATCCACCACGATTAGTTTTCCAATCACCTACAACAGCACAATTAGTATCTTCATTAACTAGAAGAATATCAATAGTTCCACTAATTAACCAATCTATAAGAAACATACCAATTTCACTATAAATCTTATATCCTCTTTCAGTGTACATTTTAAATGCATCATAAATAAGAGGATAACGATTATCTGTAAGTTCAATAAAATCTTTAAGATTAAGAAGTTTATAATTAGCACCAAAATTTGGAATATCAGCAATAGTAACCATTACACCATCTTCACGTTTATCAAGATAATTAATAGCTTGTTGAAACATAGATGCTCCTTTAACACCATCTTCAAGACCATTATGAGTATTAGTTCCACGTTCACAAGCTTCTTTAGTAATAGTTGACCATTGTTCTTCTAGTTTCTTCTCACTTATTCCTAGTTCTTTAGACTTCTTTCTCAACCAATAGTTCTTATCGAACTTCGGTTGATATTGGTGGAGTATTTGAGTTGTACTAATATAGTTATTATTTAAAGTATCTATATAGCTATGTTGGGCTTCATTAAATATTAATCTAATATTATCATATCTTTTATCTTTTAATCCATTCATATCCACCACAAGTTTTAGATTTACCATATAAACAATTATAAATAGCAGATGCAGAAATATTATTTTTTATAGCAGCTTCACTAACAGAATTATAAATTGTTTCTGTACCATTATATATTTTAATTATTTTACTTTTACATTTTATAGAATAATCATTATCGTCAATAAATCTCCATATAAAACCTTTATAAGTATTATATTTAATTCTTTTACAACACATTAGAATACAACCATTTTTACCAGAAACTGCAATAGCAGCTCTAATAGCACTATCATATATATTTATAACTTCTTTAGTAATAGGGTCAATTTGTTTAATTTTTATACTTTTACTATAAGAAACATTATATGATTTAGTACACCATTCTAAATTATCAACTCTATTATTAGATTTATCTTCATCTTTATGATTAATTTCATTAAGATTATTTGGATTATCTATAAAAGCTTTAGCAACCAATCTATGTACATATTCATTATTACCATTTATGCTTACAGTATAATAACCATTATCTTTTTTAGAAGCAGATAAAATTTTATCATATTAATACCATTAAGTTCAACACTAGTTTGGACCCGCTTCGGCACTACGTGCCTACGCTAGACTCCCCGTGGAGGATGGAGTAGATTAGCATCAGCTTATTCCTCAATCATACTACTAGTAATTTCAACACCACCTCTACCAGCAACATTCTCTTGTTCATACAGAAGATTTTCTTCAGCTACATTAAGAGCTTTAATCGTGTTTGGAAACTGATTAGCTAAATCATTAATTTGTTTCATATAACCAATAACAACTGGAACATCTTCTAAACTAGCACCATCAGATAACTTGTCATTCAACAATTCATTTAACTTGCTAGCAGCTAGAGCAACATTATGAATACCACGCTTAATATTAAGAACAGCTTCCATACCTGCACCAGCTTTTTGATTATAATATCTTTTAATAAGTTTCCAAACAAGAATATCAGGTTGATAATTTTTAGGTAAATCAAAATTCTCAATAGCTTTCTTAAGAGCTTCTTTTTCACTAAGACCTTCTTGTAGACACGGACCTTTAGGGTCACCAAGATAATAAATAACTCCAACTTCTTTAACATACATCTCTTTATTAGGAGATTTATCTCTAGTATAAAGAAGACTAACATCTCTATCAAGAAGTTGTTTAAGTGTAGGAGCTTTTGGCATACCAGTTTCATCTATGGTCAGCATCCAATCCAATTCCAAACCGTTCATATATTTCTTCTACTTCTTCATCAAATTCAATAATTTCAAGTTTACCCATAGCATATAGCCAAAGATTAGCATAAGCAGCACTATGTTTTTTACTTAGTTTAATCCAAATAGGAAGAAGTTTCTTTTTAAATTTAAGTTCAGTCTTAATCTTTTCTTCTTCTTCATAATGTTTTTGCTTTTCTTCTTCCATAACTTTAGCAGTATATTCTTTATACTCTTCTCTAGTCATAGTTTTTCTAGCTTCTTTAAAGTCTTTATAATGACTAATAAGTTTGGAACGATACCAATTCTTTTGAATAGTACCAATATGAGGAATAGCAACACATTTATCTTTTCGTATATTAATACTAGCTTCTTTTTCAAGACTTTCAATAATAGATTTACAAAGTATTCTATCATCACCTTGAAATCCAATATCATCTAATATATTATTTATATCTTTATAGATAAGAATATAATCATCATCAAAATCTTCTTGAGAACTAGTATTAGCAATATTAAAACTAGTATTAGTCTTAAAATCCATAATTGAAAGTTTAAGAACTCTTCTTAGATTACTACTATAAACAAGAACACAAGTACCTATAATTTTAAATTATACATAAGTAGTTCTAAGAAGAGTTCGATTATTTAGACGAAATGGCTAATTAGCTTTTTCAGCAGAATGATAAACAAAAGGATTAATAGCTTTATGTTTATCAGTAATAGCAGCTCTTAAATCATTAATAGCTATAACTTTAAATTCAACAAACCAAACTTTTTGTCCTTTTGTATATCCTTGATTTTGTCCAAAAGTACCAACAGTAATAGAACGAGTTAGTTCAGTATCATTAGTAATATACTTATTAACAAATTGAGGACTAAGAACATTATGTTTAAGATAAAGATGATAACCACGTTCAAGAGTAGAACGGTCAATTATAATCTTATCCATTTGGTTCATACCAATAAGTTCAGCATCTTCTTTACTAATCTTAGCAATAATTGGCATAACCTCAACTGTACTTACTTTACTATTAATAACACCGAACAAACTTTCATTTTGGCAAAGAGCAACAACACAATAATGTTTAGCAATAACTACATTAGTAAGAATAGCGTCAAGTGCTTCACTTGTTATTTCGCTAATGTCAGTAGGTATTTGAATACCAAAATCTTTAAATTTACTTTCAACTTTAATCATAACACTAAATTATTTAGTTTTAATAATACTATCAATACCAATATTTCCAAGTTTAAGTTTACTAGGAACTTTAACTTCTTTTTTATTCCTTTCACCACTATGAAATTCTCTAGTGTATTTAGGTTTAGTTTCACTTTTATCTTTACCCATAACTTAATTGTTTTTAGCAAATGTAAGAGTTTGAATGAATCTAACAAGAGAAAAACTATTTTTAACATTTCAATCGTAGAGGATTATATGATTATAAATATGCAAGTCATACTCCCCGTGGAGGATGGAGATGAGTTAAACTTAATCATATTAGTATTAATGATATTAATAGAGATAATGATAATAATTATAGTATTGATTAACTTGATGTGATTGATACTGATTGTATTCATCCTCCACGGGGAGTTGAGCGGAGAGCGAAGCTCGGAGCGGGTCACAGCGAATCTATTAATGCTGATTATATT